GCCGTTAGCGTCTTCTGACGGAACTGGGGCTCGGTCTCGCTGATGCCGCTGCCGCTGCCCTGGCTCGTTTCCGACTGCCAGGTGAAGTTGATGTTGCCGAAGAACGGGCTGATGCCCGCCGAGGTCGGCGCCGTCTCCGCATCCACGGCCGGGCACTCGGTCGTCCGACTCATCATCGGGATGACCGTGGCCCGCGGGTAGATGAACGCCTCCTCGGCGTAGGTCTCCAGCAGCCGCAGCGAGAAGTCGGGGGGTACGGCGTAGCCGCCCGTCAGACCGCTCGCCTCATTGAGGGCGGCCTTCGTGACCCAGCCCGTGCGGTACTGTTTCTCCAGCACCTCCTCGGCGGCACGGCGAACACTCTCGTTCGGGGACCAGCCCCCACTGGGGCCGACGCGGTCGGGCTCCAGGCGGCCGGTACGAGCCCGGTACACGTTACGCAGGAACTTGGTGAAGGAGAGTATGGTATCTTCTGCCGAACGGCCGGCGGCAGGATGCTCCCGCACGGCGGCGGGCCCAGCCACTACCACCTTCCCGTTCCCGCGTTGTACCAAAGCACGTGCCATATCGTTACGTCGGCCTCGTGTGAGTCGTGACCTTGTTACCCTTGATCGTCACGGTGCCGGTCGCGCCTAACTGCGTCTGCTTCGGCAGCGTGTAGGTCTCCGTGACCACGCCGGCCGCGTCGGTAGTACGGACCACCGAGCCCGTCGCCTCGGCAGGGATCTGGAGTGGGTCGAAACTCGTGTAGGTCGCCATCCTTCTCCTTCACCTCGTCAAGAGGGCCGGAGGGCGGGGTCCTCGCCCGAGTCCCCTGACCCTCCGGCATCCCCATGGCGCTTCCGTCGTATCAGTTGAGGACCACGAACGGGCTGATTTGCCAGCCGGTTTGGTCCGTGATGAAACTGTTGAGCCAAGGCTTGCCATCACAGCGAGAGATCACCCTCCACGCCAGCTGGTTGTTGCGGAACAGGTAGTGCGGGCTCACGTCAATCTGCATGTCGAGTCGGGTGCCGATGACGTACCTGGACCAGTCCACCAGCATCACGTCACCCTTCGTCCCCAGGCTCGGCAACTTTTCCGTGAAGTAGACCGGCAGGCCGTTGAGGAACGCCTGCGGCAGCTTCATCGCCAGCGGGCCTTCGGGCTTGCCCGTGTACTGGCTCAGCCACACGAGGGCGTTACCGGGGATGTTGGTTGTCGAGGGCGTGCCGATCGTGCCGCCGCCGACCATCTGGATGAGCTGCGGGATGACACTCTGGTGCATGATCCAGCAGGCGTCGTCCCACGAGCGGATCTGGAGGTGCGACAGCATGGCCGCCGCGTCCTGGAGCAGGAAGCGAGACGGCGTGTTGCGGTTCTGGGCCAGCGTGGCCGGGGCGTTGAGGATGCCGAGGGGCATCGAGGAACCGGCGCCCTTGCCCTGGAGGAAGGCGAACTCCTTGTACCACGTGATGGCCTGGCCGAAGAGCTGGGTCAACAGCGCGTCGAGACCGATGCCGTTGTCGGCGAGTAACTGGTTGGAGGAGACCGTGTACAGCATCAGGTCCCAGGCCGTCCAGGTGGACTGCTTGAACTGCGGCTCGGTCTCGTTGATTGTCGCCGCCTCGGGCTGCCACGACGCCAGGATACCGCCGAAGTAGGGGGACGTGCCGGCCGCCTGGACGGTCGTGATGTCGAGCATGGGCCACTCGACCGTCCGCGTGTTCATCGGGATCACTTCGGCCCGCGGCTCGATGAAGCCGTCCTCGGCCGCGATCGTCAGCAGGTTCGACTGGAACTGCGGCGGGATGACGTAACCACCCGTGATGCCCGAGCCTTCCGCCAGTGCCGTCTTGCGCCGCTCGTTGCTGTTGCCGTTCGGGACGCCGTACTTGGCCGCCTTGGCGATCGTGCAGAAGCCATGCTCCTTCTCGAACGCCTCCTCCTCGTAGCCGTCACTCATGCCCATGCTGCGAGCGACGGCGCGGGCGCCCTGGTTGCCGGCGAGGGCGGCCATCTTGATGAACGCGGGACCGGCGCCGCTGACGCGCAGGTTGCCGCGGCGGCCCCGGCCGCTCTTGCAGAGCAGGTTGACGGCGGCGTGGTCGTAGGGTTTGAGGGCCTTGAGCTGGTCGGGCCAACTGGCCCCCTGGTTCCAGGGGACGTTGGGGTCCTGGTACATCATATGGCCGCCGGGGCGGCCGGCAGCGGGCTGGGACGCGAGGGCCTCAAGACCCTTCTGCACGGCCCGCTGTCCCGAGATGATTGACTTGGCCTGTTCGTCGGTGAGTGTGACCGGCATTGGAGTCTCCGGGAAACCCTGGGACGGCTTAGCATGTGAGCCAAGCCTGTTACTGTCCACCGGGTTCTCGCCGGAGTCCCACGACGGGGTCGGTGAGAGTTGCCGTCTAGCTGAGAGCTGGGGGTAGGATTCGAACCTACATCTCCGGCCTCTCGACCGGTGCATTCCTGAGGGACATCGTCGGGAAGTTCAGGCTTGCGCCCTCACGCCCGAGACTAGCCTCTCTGCCACCCCAACTTTGCTGCTCTACCCTGCTAGCGGAATTATAACGGCCCGCCGGCCAAAAGTAAACTCCTATTCCAGTTTCTCCAGGAACTCGAACTCCGACACCAGCCGCACCTTGAGCCCCGTAGGCCCGCCCTCGCGGACGCTGAGGCGGAAGACGACCTCGCCCGTGTCCCGGCTCCTCCTCAGCTCACGCAGCTGGCGGCGGATCGTGTCGAGGATCTGGTCCTCGTTCTTGAACGCGGCGCCGTTGACCGACGGCGGCTCTTCCCGTCGCCTCCCGACACTCACGAGGTTTGCCAAGTCAACCTCCTACGCGATCAGGCCGCCGTTAGCCGCGGACTGCTCGGCCGCCGCCTTGGCCTTGGCCAGTTGCCGCCGGGCCTGCTCCCGCCCCTCTTCCAGCGCTGCCAGTCGCGGGTCAGTCATGTCGGGCGTTGCCATGATGCGGATGACCAGCTCACCGCCGACCTTCGCCAGCAGCGCCGCCATCTGCGCGTCGGGGACGCCACGGAGGGCGATCGTCCTCTGGACCGCGCCTCCCGACGAGTAGTGCTCTTCCGACCACTTGACGAACTCACGAAAGCCGAGACAGATGTTACCCACTGACAACACGCCCGGGTCGGCCGGCGACTCGCTTTTGACCAGGTCTAGTTCCAACACAGGCGGGGGCGCCGGCTCCGTCTTCCAGAGCTTCGTGAGCCAGCCGGGCCTCAGCCACGTACGGATCGCCATGACCGCCTCCCGTTTTACTCGATCACCCGAGGCGCAGCCCCGTGGACTGCTCGAACGTCGCCACCGTCTGCTGGATCGCCTTGGCCACGTCGGCGCCCGTGACGCGGCCCTTGCCGAGCGGCTGATTGGCGTCGCCCTTGTCCTCGCCTCCGCCGTCAGGGCCCGGCTTGACGATCTCATCCGACGGGGTGCCGGCACTCGTCTGGAGTTCCCCTTCGTCCGTCAGCCCGGTCTGATCGCCGCCGCGCTGGACCTTGCCCTTGTCGCTGAGGACGCTGCCCGGGCCGCCGTTCCGCTGCACCTTGCCCATGTCGGTCAGCGCCTTGCTGACGTAGGAGAGCTGGGTCGTGTGCTTCGCCAGCTCGCCCTTGTAGCGCTTCGGCACCTCCTCGTCGTCCATCATGTCCTTCATCATGCCGCAGGCGGCCTCGATGTCGTTGACCTCGTCGTCCATGCCCTTGTTGAAGGGCGCCGTACCCGTGTCCTCGGGGTTGTCGGGAGTGGACTCGACGTAGGCGCCATCCTTGCGCCGAATCCGTCCACCCTTCACCACGTACAGCCGGCCGTCCCGCGGCGCCTTGCGGACCTGGCCCGTCGTCACGAGCAGTTTGGCGAAGCGCTTGCTGACGCGGCCGGCCTTGCGGGTACGCCAGCCCTTGCCCGGCTCCTCGTAGCGTTCGAGGATCTCCTCCGTGTCCGTGTCGCCGGAGCCGGGAATGTCGGACGTGGACGGCGGGGTATAGTGACCCTCCAGCGCCTCTTCCTCGGGCGTCTCCTCGCCGGCGAACGCCTCGGCCTTCGTCGCGGGTGGGATGTCGCCGAGACTCGTCATGCCGGCCTCCCCCGGCTGACTCTCGGGACCGCCCGGAGGCATCTCGGCCTCCATCCCCTTGACCTGGGGGTGATCCATCAGCTCGTCCATGTCGTGGTCGGGGTGGTGTTCGCCGAGCATGGCCTTGAGCGCTTCCATGCGGTTGCCGACGTGCTCGTCACGGTAGGAGCCCAGCGCCTCGGCGGCCGGCGGGTTGTCCATCTTGGTCAGCTCGCCGTCGAGGTAGTCGCCCTCGTCCTTGGCGTGCTGGTAGAGCTTTGCCATGACGTGGGCCGAATGCTTCAGCTCGGCGGGAGGCTCCTCGGGCGGAGGCTCTTCATCCCCTCCCAGGTCAGGCGCCTCCTCGACCTCACCGCCCAGTTCGTCGGCAGCGGCCTTCGCCCCCTCCTCGGTCTCGAAGGGCAGGGCGTCGTCCTTCTCCTCGGTGTACTCGACCTCGTCGTCGGTCGTGGCCTTGCTGACGTAGCCGAGTGCGGCCTTGACGCGGTAGCGCATGGCGTGTTTCCTTCGATTCTTGATCTTGTT